GTTGCGTCATTTCGGAGCAATGTAGCTTTGATGACATATGGCGATGACAACGTGTTTGGAGTGAGTGAGCGCGTGCCGTGGTTTCACCACACTAGTGTCCAGAAAGCTTTGGCCGACATTAGCGTGGGTTATACCATGGCAGACAAAGAGGCAGAGAGTGTGCCGTACATTCACATTGATGAAGTCACGTTCCTGAAGCGCAGTTGGCGGTGGGATAGTGATCTACGTGCGTGGGCTGCGCCCTTGGATGAGGAGTCTATCGGCAAGATGTTGACCCGTGTGGTCAAATCCGACACCCTTTGTCCGGAAGCGCAGGCAGTTGCTGTAATGGAATCAGCACACTCTGAGTACTTCTTCTACGGCAGGACAGTCTTCGAGGAGAAGAGCAAGATGTTCCAACGCATCGTGAAGAAGTGTGAGCTGGAGGCTTATGTGACAGACCACACGTTTCCGTCATGGAACGAGTTGTTTGACCGCTTCTGGCGGTCGTCGCAATAGGCGCCCAGGTTGTCCGACTAAGACAGTAAACTGGCGAGTAGTTTGGTGAACTACTTTGAAGCGAAATCACCGCGTATGTACATATACTGCATTTCTTGTATTTTATCTCTTATTATGAATGATGAGCGTGGGTCATACGTTATTCGCACCAGGGCGTTCCCCGAAGTCCCTATTTAGGGAAGGAGTAGGTTCGACTCCACATAAAGAGATATGCATTTGATAATAGATATACTTCATTTCGCATTTTTATATTTATCTGGAAACTTTATCAATACATTTATTACATTTAAAAACGAGGAGGAGGTGAAATGCCTCACGTGTAGCTGTACCAGTTGTGACACTCGTGAAGACGAGTGCCATGCTACAGGTATGAGTAATGCCAACTGGCTTCCCCAGAGTGTTGAGGAGAATGTCTTATTTGCCGATGAATTAGCGGGAGATCAACATGTTGTACCAACCACGAGAGATGTGCTAGCAGACGCAGAGTCCGATGAGGTGTCCTCTATCCAGAGATACCTCCGGCGACCTGTCCGCACCACACCAATTTTGTGGAACCAAAGTGACGCTGTCGCAACAGTCATAGCTAATATATACCCCTGGCAAGAGTTTTTTACGAATCCTCAAATCCAGTATAAGACACATAACTTTGGGTATTTCAAGTGCAACCTTAAGGTCAAGTTTTTAGTGAACGCATCTCCTTTCTATTATGGCAAGTTGGCGGCTATCTACCAACCTCTGCAGGCGGCAGTGCCCTCTACTATAGCCTCGGCTGGTACACAAGCGCTGGTCCCCTTTAGTCAGCGGCCAAAGGTGTGGATCAATGTTGGGGAGAACGAAACGACGGAATTGACGATTCCTTTCTTTGTTCCCACTACGTGGATGCCTCTTGGGGTATCAAATGATCTCAGAGATATGGGTCGCATACAAATCGTGTCGTACACCACTTTGCGGAGCGCAATCGGAGCAGTGGGACAGAATGTAACCGTCCAGCCTTATGTTTGGGCGGAGAACTTGGAGCTCATGGGTTCTACGGTCTCCCTAACTGCACAAAGTGGCGAGAAAGACGAGTACGAGGGCGTGGTGTCAAAACCGGCATCAGCCGTGGCTAATGCTGCTGCCATGTTGAAAGAGCTCCCGGTGATAGGTCCTTACGCTACAGCAACTGAGTATGGTGCTAGAGCTGTTGCCAAGGTAGCCTCCATCTTTGGCTACACCAACGTGCCTGTTATCACCGAC